TTTTTTTTTTCAGGTCATTGCTCCTGATGCACATCCTTATGACAGGGACATTGGCGAAACACTTTACAACCACTCCAAATCGAGGAATCCGAGTCCATCAATACTAATGTCCTCATCCCCGAAGAGTATGCGTAAGACAGCGGCATAATAGTCACTCGCTGTTATTCCGAACTTGCAATGAATTAGGGGCGTGAAATCGAAGATGCTTCCTTGGGCAGATGGGCATTTGATCGCCTCAAGTATACCAGTGATACCTAACCGAAGGATCAATCCTCGAGCATTCCACGATACTCCCTCTAAATCTAGTTCCCCATCTTCATAAAGCTGGGCGAACTTAGCTAGAAACAATTTCGCTATGGGCTTGAAAAAGCGGAACTCGTAAGAGTAAGACAACGCCTTACCCGCCAAATACGCCTGAGGCGTATTCTTTGGGTTTGGACAGACGTTGAATCTCGCTATTGCTTTGCCCAAAAACGGAACCGTAACATACCCCGAGGGAATGCGAACAAACCAACGAGAAAGAAAAGGAAGACCCTCGAGCGTTCTAGAATACACGGCTTTGGCCTTCATATGAGCTAACTTTGCAATGTACTCATACTGCCTGGTGTAAAACCGTGGACGCTTGGTGGCGTTGTCAATTCTAAACAAGCCATCGTCTCCGAGGATCAATCCCGCTCCGACACGCCCGATATGGATCGAGTATGCCTTCATAATTGTAGCATTCCACATGCTATTGCGGAAGGTGGTGGACTGGGACCCGGTAGGAAGCTGGTTCTTGATGCGGACCTTCATAGCGTAGGTGTAATTGGCTGCTACGTATGAATTGGCCTCCAACATCAAGCCAGTAATCCAAATGGGCGCTCCCAAGTGTCTCATCCACCTCACCTCAAGCATGTGGACATCAAGCACCTGGCTAGAGTCGTTTGCTGAAAAATCAGAAGAGACGAACACAGAACGTTCGTCTCCAGCCCGATTGACGTGGTCAATGAGCTCCTCTGATGTTTTCTTGTACGCACCGGATATCTCAAGGCAATCCGGTCCGCGGTGTTTGTCGAATGCAGCAAACATCCTCTGGGTGCATTTTTGCATGATCGGTCCCAACAGAGCGTTGTGTATGTCTGAGCTTTGATAAATGATTCTGGGGGCCCAATCGGCGTCATGCCGTTTGAGCAGAGCCTCCATCTTGACAAAGATTTGCTTTGACGAAAATTCCTTTGATGTAATCGCCGAAATCTTCAGCGCAGCTTTGGCTTGACGGGCCTGCTTGGCAGCGTCGAACTGTGAGTTCCATGAATCAAATAGCTCCTGTGACCACTCTATTGGGTCCAATGGTGAAGGGCAAATCTCATCCAAGAGATCAGCATTTGCGGTAATAATTGACCGATGTACCCTTTGAGACGTATAGAAATTACATCTTTTATCAATGGCGGCGGATAGCGAAGCCAGGGTTTTACTTGGAACGACAGGGAGATGCTCCCAAATCGTTGGGCCATAAATGTCATTTATGACCTTTGTCGTATCATCCAAGACTCCGTCCTTAGGCCGACCAAATGTAAAGGGCACTACGGGATGCCGCAAAGTTCGCAACGGTGTTGCGCGTGCTCTCCTTGCATGATAAGATGCAGAAACCGAAGAGAAGGGTTTAATGAAAGTGTTGCTAGTGTGTGTCCTAGTCATGTATACAAAGGCCCGTACTAATAGGGCTAGTTAGTGTAGTGTGTGTGTGGGTGGTGGTGGTGTTGTTGATTGTTCGTCCTGTCCCTCCCTGCTCCTCTTTCGGCTGCGCGCGCGCGCCATTTGCGCCTTCCATTGTTCCACTCTTTGCTTTGAGAAATCTACTCCACTCAGGTGCAAAAATCGCAAAGAAAATCCATTCTTGAGTTCCACAAAGTCAAGAAAGTCCGCTGTAATCTGTTTGCAACTCTCGAGATCTAATTCTTCCAAAATTGGTAGTGTCATCAGTATTCTCGAAAGTATTTCGTCTGTTGCAAATGAACATCTCTTGATTCCAAGGCACTTTATCGTGGTGCAAGATTCTAATAGAACATATAATCCATCTTCAGAAATCCCTGAGCAATCTCCCAAGTCTATCTTCTCCAGATATTTCAAGC